CTGCATCTTTCTTTACAAATGGTCTGAAATGATTGGTATCATTCTTATCAAATTGTACAAGATTAGAGTTCTCTGTTTCTAGTGCTTCTAAAGGAACACCCATTCTGTTTCTCTTTGGTAAGAATAGATCATTGTTAACATAACCTTCTCTATTTTCCCACTCACGTGCACCTAAGCAAGCATTGATGTAACCTGTACCAGAACAAATCTTTGCAGCTTTAATCATAAAGTCTTCAATTGTTCCTGCCTCAATAGCATCAAGCTCATCTCTCTTACCAACAACTTCAGATAAGAAAACCATTGCTTTCAATACTTCAGTATCACGGTTAATTTCATTACCATTTGCCAATGTAGCATCTTTGAATGGATATGGAGAGAATCTTACTCTACCTACTTGGCCTGCATAACGCTCACCATTAGGATTATTTACATCTTTAAGGAAACCATTGAATTCTCCATCAATAGGCTCACCTTCTACATGCAATGTAATATTGTATGCATTTACATCATATGGTGTTTGATCAAATGTTATTGAGTTGATCATTACTTTTTGATTACCCGTTCCAATTACTGGTTTAGTTCCACCTGATCCGGTAGACATGTCTTTAGTACTTAACATAATTTTTGATTTTTATTAATTATTAATTATTTGTTATATTCTTCAATACAACTGGTTACAAATTGTAGGTCATTCTTGATAAATTTATCTTCAAACATACCCATTGGTGATTTACATGTGTTCTCTCCATTGTTTTGAGTTTCAAAACCATATTCAAGTTCACCATCATCATTTTTATTTACTTTTCCAAATAAAACAATTGAGAATAAGCCTTCCAAAGTTAGTGTGTTGTCAATCATTTTACCAACAGTCTTAGCTTTGATCTTTCTATTCCCATTTATATCAGTTGAATCTTCTGAGTGAGTTAGAAAAATAATAGTCAAGTCATCCCTTAGATCTTTAGGTAACTTAGCAACTTGTGCTAGGTTAGCTGCAATCTGAGTAAACTTTTCATACCCTTTTTCATTAGCTCTATCAAAATATTCAAAAGAACTCATATATTGCCAATCATCAACAACAATTGTTTTGATATGGCCCATTTTGTCATTAACATGACGCATTGCCTTTATAATACCTGGAGCTGTAGCAGCAGAGGTGAGGTTACCTTTTGGATTATCCTTTGTTATCTGAGTATACTTACTCTTCCAACCCTTAAAAGGTAGAGGTTTATTTGCTATGTTTATAATGAAAGTCTCTTTGGGATCTAATGTTCTGATTGAGGTTGACTTTCCTGTACCTGAATCAGCAATTACTAATACGCTGTTTGCCATGTTTACTTGATTAATTTATTGATTACTTTGGTTAATGTTATTAATGTTTGATTAATGTCTTCAAGTTTATCTACTAGATCTGTACTTGAACCTGCATCAGGATTAGGTAGATCAAATAATGTTTTACCTATGTCTGCTACAAATTTAGGCTCTTCTATTACAGAACCATTTCTAGAAGTTATATCATTGATAACTTTTAATTCACTTACAGGTATAAGATGTCTTTGAAATCCAGAGCTAGATGTAACTAATTCATATTCTGATTTCCAATGTGGATTTGCTCTGTGCAAATATAATGTTCTTTTTGGATCTTCAGAATCATAATCAATACTTACAAACTCTGTATAAATATCTTTATCTTTCTCTAGTTCACTAGGAAAGAATGATACATGTAATTCATCTTTACCTTTAGGCCTGTAGGCCATCTTTGGTATATACAGTGCATTTAGATTACCACTTGTTTGAAAATAATCTTCATGCTCTTCTCTTAATTTATTTACTTTTTGCTTACGTTGCTCAGGAGTTAATCCCATAATTTCTGTGTTTAATTTTTTTGTGCTTATCATCTACGTTCTTGTTGTCCAGGAGTAGGCATCTCTGCAATCTGCATCTTTTCAAATTCAGCTCTGAAAAAACTCATTCTTGCATCACCATTTCTTGCTTTTAAGAAATGTAATACCAATGTCCTATCATTTTCTATAATATATCTATCAGGTCCATAGAACCTAATCTTCTGCTTTGCTGGCCGGTTAATACCAATCAGCATATCCGCATGTTGTAGCATAGCATCTGATCCAAATATATCTGACTCAAGAATATAATTACCATACTTACCATCAATTGCTCTATCAGGGTTATCAATATTTCTATTAAGCTGTGATAGTGCAATAAATAAGCAAGGATAATCTCTCTTACATTGAGTAAAGAACTCACCTAATTCAAATAACATATCTAATGAATTGTTTTGATAAGGCGCTCTCTTTACAAGCATTGTATGATCTAATGTAATTATAGTCTTCTTACCTTGATGTTTAGTCATATACTGATCAATTTGATCACGCATCTGATTTACAGTCAAGGGTGTTGATATAATATCTACAGGATACTTTACTCTTTCTTTAGCATACTGATGACATTTGTTTAATGCTTCAGTACTTAAGACAGATCCAGCACTACATAATTCTTTATATGTCTTACCGGTTATAGAACTAAATTCTCTAATGGCTGATGTTCTACCAACCATCTCAAATTGAAACTCAAGAACTCTGAATTCATCATTAGGATTAAGCATAAAAGACTCACGTATAATCTGATCTTTAATCAGAGTTTTACCTGAGCCAGGTCTACCACCAATAACAGTTAGTGTATTCCATTCTAAGCCATCAGTAGCTGCATCATTAAACTTAGGCCATGGAGTATAAATTGATTTTTCATCTCCTGTTGACCTAGCATACATATATTTTAGTGCATCATTGAAGGCTGTGTACTGGCCCACCCATGCTGGTGTTGGTTTACCCATATTATTTATTTAATTAGTTATACTACGTTTTCTCTAAAGTGATCTTCTTCTGTACTTACACCTTCTACTATCATATCACAGTAGTCAGCTAAGGTTGAATGTTTGACCCTATGTTTATCTTGCTTACATATAAAGTATTGACTAGTCTGCATGTACATGTACTCTGCATCTCTATACTCATTAACATACATTTCAGTAGCTTTTTGAACTTCATCCCATGTATGATCATATGTTTCAAAGAACCATCTGAATGCTTCTCCTAAAGCTTTGACATTATTTCTTGCAGGTTTACCGCTTGGTAACTTTTTTGCAGGAAATACTTCTCTATATTTATTTATTCTTTCTACAAAGTCTTTACCCATTAACTGAATATCAGTCTTCTTCTTAGCTTTAATAAAATAACTGTCTAGAGTAGCACAAATTACTTTGGCTTGACTTGTCATTGTGTATTGACCATCTTTTAATTCAAGAAAGCCTTTACTTACTAAAACATCCCTATCCTTTGCTATTACCTCTGGTAAGGAGATTTTTTGCTTCATACCAAATAGGATCAAGCTCTGGTTTGGAGTCAGGTTTGCTTTCAGTATCTTCTGAAATAGTTCCCACATATTTTTTTAAGTGTTTTAAAGTGTTATCATGAGCATCCAATACTTTCTGATCATTGCTGAAAAATCCATTCTCAATCATTTTACATGAATTGATAATGGTAGCATGGTTGCGTTTTAAAAATTTACCTATACTAGTCTTACTATGACCCTCTTTATGAGCTAGGTAAGACATAACTTGTACATATACAAGATAATCTCTGAATCTAGTCCTATGTTGTAGATTTTTAACTCTACTATAACTTGGATGTTCTTCATGTAATGCAGATAATGCAGCTTCATGAAATACACCTATAGGAATTCTTTCATTCTTTTTTTCAGGAGCGTAAATATACAATTTTACACCATATGAAGTATAAAAAGTTTTTTTAAATTCATCAATAGCTCTCTTCTTGTTAAGTTCCTGGTTATTAGCCATTTATATTATAATTTAAGGTTATCAAAGGTAATAAAATCTACCATTCTATGCAAGTTTTCTCTAGCTTTTCTAATTCTTGATTAGCCTTATTGAAAACGTCATTACAGTTCCATTCTCCACCTCTATATGCAGCTGATGCAGGGTGAGGACATTTTAAAATTTTACAGTTTGGAATTAATGTTTGCCATTGTTCTGCTTTCTTACCCATAAGTATAAACACAGTGTCTTTATTGTGTCTATTTATATTATCAAAAATATATTCAGTAAAGCTTTTCCATATGGCATAGTGAGAACCAATTTTATTTATCTCACATGTAAATGCTGTATTAATTAACAACACACCTTGGTTAGACCAACGTCTTAAATCACATTCTTCTGGTGTATACATAACTCTACCTGTTTCCTCATATCCACCAATTGTTTGCTTTAATATATATTGTAAAGACTTTTCAGCTTTACCTTTTCTACTGCAGCTAAATGCAATTCCGTCAGCTACACCTAGTTGTGGATAAGGATCTTGACCCACTATAACAACTTTCATATCATCATAAGGACATTCATAAAAGCCATTAAACACATCTTTAAATCTTGGAGTAAAGCGCTTGCCTTGCTCAACGTTTTCAATTAGTGTATTCATAATATGATCAAAGCTTAAACCATTTACATATGGTGCAAGCATGCGGTCCCAGCCACTATCTTTAAGTTTGCTGTTTAAATTATCTCTTAAGATATTTATATCTATTTCCATTTTTTTTATTAATTTATAGTATATTTGTTAAAACTTTTTATTATGTCAGATAAAACTATCAAACAAGAAATGGTCACCTATGATTTTACAAAAAACATAGTTGGTATTGAAATTAACCCTTCATTTATTGGAGGACTCCAAACTATTGCTTCTAAATTTATGTTAGATGCAAGCGAGGAAGACCAGGTTAAAATACCTGATGCAATGAAAAAGTTTGATATAATTATGGCATATGACCCTAAAGGTGCAGACCCAATGCCTCAATTGCAGTTAGATCCTTTTGAACAAAACTTATATGTTCTCTTTGGCTTAATAAACTATTTAAGATATGAAGCTGAAAAACAAGGTTTGACAATTAAAGGTGAAGTTGAAGTTAATGAAGACTTAATGAAAGCTGCACAAGATCAACTAGCACAAGGTACATTAGATGGTGACTTATTAAATAAACTAAAAGACCTTGGTAATCAATTTGTTGATTTAAAAGATGACCTTAATGAAGATGAAGAAGGTAAAGAATTACCTTAACTGCATCCCATTAAAGTCACCTATCTCAATACAAGATTGTATTGCTAAATTCAACTCATCCTTATCACAGTCTGCAAAAGATTTACAATACTCTTGTTTATCTCTTACAAAGCATAGCCCTGCAGATCTTTTCACTTGTATTTTGGCTTCTTCAAAGGTGTAACCAATTTCTTGTGCTATTTCTCTAATCATTGCATGTATACGTGCTAATTGAGGATTACTACCCTTATCACCACTTACACCAACAAAAATCTCTAGTCTAGATCCTTCTTCAAGTTGTTCAAAGAATTTTCTATACTTAGTACCCATAGCTTTAATAGGAAAATATAGTTGACCATCTTTAACAGATGCTTTTATATATAAGTTATCTTTCATAGGGTTACTATATTATATATGCCTGCAGCTGCTATAAGAAATAGACCCACTAGTGTCACCCAAAAGC